GATAACCAAAGCCCAAAGTGCATGGACTAATACGCGCAGGGTCGTGGACATTGACGAGTGGCTAAGCGAAGTGCCGCTGATGCAGGCCCGCATGGTGTATATGCGCTTGAAAGAAATCTTTGAAGGGGAAACGAAATGAGAAAAGTACGATTCATGGAACTAATGAAGGAACCCTTCAAGAAACCAACACCCCTTGAGATGATTGCCGCTGAGCTATCAGACGCGCACCTTGAGAAACTAAACGCCGAGACTGCGGTGGAGTACGCACAAAGCATCGTGGACTACAACGTGACCCGAATTGCACGGCTCAACGCACGGCTGGAGGAGTACAAGTGACTAAAGAAGAACTGTATGAAGCTATGAGCCGAGCCATCGACAGAGAAATAATTGGTGGAAGCGTGGACAGAAGCGAGATAAACAAAAACCGTAAGTTAGTACTGCAATCGTTTAACCATTACATACCTGATTTTCAGACCTACAGCGGGCATGTGGATAGTCGGGCAGTGCTGGTGTACTTCAAAGATGGTGAAGAAATTGCGCGGTACGAAAACGATAAGCATACATACACGCCAAGGTTCAAAGAACTGTGCCACGAATTAGTAAACGAAATGCTTGAAGGAAAAATGAAATGAAAGACAACACAGTAGTAGCAAAAGAGTACACCGAGTGGCTGGTAAAAACAGGCGGCTTTGCGAGAGACATGACTTTGCGTGACCACTTTGCGGGGCTGGCTATGCAGAGTTTGATTGTTGTTTATAAGGACGACAAGACCATTGTTGCTGAATACTCAGAACGCGCTTACCTGATAGCAAATGCCATGCTCAAGGAGCGTGCCAAATGACTGAAGAAGATATCAAACGTGTTAACGAAGCGTATACCAAAGAAACGCTTTACCAAGACCCGATAGACGACTTTGCCGCCACATTGAAAGGCTTGATTGCTTTTATGTTTGTGGTTGCTGGCGTAACAATGATTGCTTTTGCATTTTGGGGGAAGTGATGACAGGCTATCAAAGCAAAAAAGCAGCGGCGCTGGACGAAGACGGGATGTACCTTGTGCATCAGACAGCACAACTAAAAGCTGCGGGGTTACCGGACACGCCAACTGCAAGGGCATACTTGAAGAAAGTATTAGATGAAGATGATGACATCCAAGTCTATAAGCGCCCGTGGGTAAGCCTGACAGACGATCAGATAAAAGAAATCGTTGGGCCGTGGGGCGACACACCCATCAAGGGCTACACACGTAAACTTATTGACCAAATTGATGCCAAGTTACGGGAGAACAACACATGACTATCGCATGGTACGACCCCACTAACCACCACGTTAGCACGGACAAGAACGACCCCATGTTCACGCCGCTTGGGCAGTTAACACCTTTGGAAGAAAAGCGCCCGTGGGTTGACCTGACAGACAGTCAGATTGAACAGGTCTACTACGATTTTGTAAAGATTCACCGTGGTGCGCCTATGCCGTGGGGACAAATTAATTTTGGCAAAACACTGCAAGCTCTTATTAAGGAGAAGAACACATGAAACAGGAAGATATTGAGAAAGCATGGAACTTACTGTCTATGCATAACAGCGAGTTACTACTGGAGCGGGCTGAGTTACTGGAGCGTTTACGCAACCAAAGCATTTGGCTTATCTTGAAGTACCGTGTAAAGCACTTGCTTGGAATTAAATAGGAGAAGAACACATGACTGAGATTGAAGCACTTATTGTTATTACAGCGAGCACGTTTGCATGCAATGACGCGAAATCTGCGGAACCTAACCCGTACTTTGCTAGGCCGCCGTACAAATCATTTGCGATGGACGCCACATACCCCGATGGCGCACACGGTATCTACAACGCGCAGGGTTTCAACTGCTTACGATTTAGGGATAAGCCCGGAGCGGTATTTACAACTAAAGAAAACGCCATTGCACTAACAGAAAGATGGAACACATGAACTCACAAGAAAAAACATTTGAGACTATTGCCAAACTAAAAGACATAGAGCTTGAATTGCTGCGCTTGCGCAATGCTTTGGATATGGCAAACAAAATAATAGACGCGCAAGAAGCACGTAATTTTGGGGAGCAGCCGGGCATGCAATTTGGCTTGAACCAAGATGATTGGAAAGATATAGTTGCCGCCATATCCAAGGTGCGTGATGGCAGAGACATATTCTTAGGATGCCGCCCTGCTGATGTGTTCCAAGATTGGTTCCTTGCAATGGGCTTATTTAAACCGAAGAAGCCCGATGCATAAGTCCAACCACCACGCCGTAAGGATGCTGCTACAAAAATATCCTGATGGGTTGCCGGTATCTAAGATAGCCGAGCGGCTAGAGACAAAACCTTCACCCATGCGGCGGGCGTTATTGGGGATGCCCGATGCGTACATAGACAGATGGATAGCCCACCGAAAACAATGGACTGCTGTATGGTGTGTAGTAGTGCCACCGCAAAATTGCCCTAAACCAACGGAGAAACCCCTTGACCGAACACGAAACCAACCTACGAGACTTAGCAGCGATGTTTGCTATGGCGGCGCTGTTGATAAATGAAGGACAGGGCGGGCCTATTGCCGTCACTGCCTTTGAACTAGCTGACCAATTTATGTTGGCCCGCAACCCAACCCCCGAAGATGGCATCGCCGCAATCAAACCCAAACGAAGGAAACCAAATGAGCAAGAGTAAAGACATCCCCAACTTCGCAGCTTGGTCAAACAAAAACCTAGCTGACTTCTGCGCCGAGGCGTACATCCGTATGCAAGAAATGCAGGAAGAAAACGAGCACCTAAAGCTGGACGCCAAGGCCGCGCTGGAAGCAGCACGCAGGGCAATGGTTGAAGGGAGCAAGTAGTATGGCAACGCCCGAAGCCAAGGTCAAGGCAAAGGTAAAAGTTACTTTAGTAGAAATGGAGTGCTACTACTTCATGCCACCGGCCAATGGCTTCGGGCGTGCTGGGATACCGGACATCGTGGGATGCAGAACAGATGGCCGGTTCTTTGGTATCGAGTGCAAGGCAGGCAAGGGTAAGACCACTGCGCTGCAAGACCGGGAGCTTTACCGGATACAAAAATCCGGGGGCATAGCCCTCGTGATTAACGAAGACAACGTAGACCAACTCAAGGAATTATTAAATGAACAATGAGCCAATAGACCAAGATAAATTTAATGCAGTGATTGCTTCGCTGGACGCAGAAGAACGTGAATACTTTCGTGAGTGTGTTGCTGCAATGCTTCGATGCTTTATGGAAAACACGGATAGCGTTGGCGTGTTTGTTACCACCACGCGCACTGGATACGGAGCCCATGTGTACGCAATGAATGCGGATTCAAACGATGTAAAAATCATGTTGGAGTCAGTACTGTTTAATAAATTTGAAGAAGAACGGGTTATGAAAATACCCAAGGAGAAATTAAATTGAGTGCTCCCTATGACCGCGTACTGACCATTGACTTTGAAACGTACTGGGACAGTAAGAGTTACACGCTGTCCAAGATGACAACCGAGGAGTACATACGTGATAACAGGTTCATATCTTTCGGTGCTTGCATCCATGAGTTCGGAAGCGACAACGACACTCAATGGGTTCGAGGAGATGACTTACCTGAATTCCTATCTGGAATCGACTGGGGACGAACCGCCGTGCTTGCACATAACGCCCAATTCGATATTGCCATCCTCTCTTGGCGGTATAACGTCAGACCCGCTTTTATCTTCGACACGCTGTCAATGGCAAGAGCTTTACGAGGCGTGGAAGTTGGCAACAGTCTTGCCCGACTCGCACTGGAATTTTCTCTCCCCCCAAAAGGTACTGCTGTTCACTCCACTGATGGATTATTGGAGCTTACCCCCGCCGTCGAGAGTGAACTTGCTAGTTATTGCGCCCATGACGTACACCTGTGTGAGGAAATATTCAAGCGTCTCGTTGTTGGATACCCTGCTTCGGAGTTACGCCTCATCGACATGACGCTCAAGATGTACACCGAGCCGGTGTTGCTGCTTGACAAGCTCATGCTGGTCAATGCGCTGGAGGAGGAGAAAGAAAAGCGTGAGGAGCTACTGACAAGGCTGGGCGTGACTGACGCTGCGCTTGCAAGCAACGGCCAGTTCGCTGAGTTGTTGCGCTCCCTCAATGTGGAGCCGCCGACCAAGAAGAAAAAGCCTACGGCAAAAACCCCTCACCCCAAGGGTGTCAACTTTGCTTTTGCCAAGACCGATGCCATGTTCCAAGCTATGCTCAACGGGGACAACGAGGACGTGGCTGCGCTGTGCGAGGCTAGGCTCAAGGTCAAGTCAACGACTGAGCGCACACGAGCGCAGCGGTTCCTAGAAATCTCCCAACGTGGCCCGTTGCCTGTACCCTTGTCGTACTACGGCGCTCTATCGGGGCGCTGGACTGCCAGCAAAGGCAGCGCTATCAACATGCAGAACTTAAAGCGTGGCTCGTTCCTGCGCAAAGCGATCATGGCCCCCGAGGGGAATCAGTTGGTGGTGGGCGACTTGTCTCAGATTGAGCCGCGTGTGCTGGCTTGGTTCGCAGACTACTTTGAGATGCTGGACATCTTTAGATCAGGCGCTGACCCCTACGCTGCGTTTGGTTCGCAGATGTTCAACATCCCCGGCATGACCAAAGACAGCCACCCTGACCTGCGTCAGAGCGCCAAGAGCGCGTTGCTGGGTGCGGGGTATGGGCTAGGCTGGGCATCGTTTGCGCAGCAGTTATTGACGGGGTTCCTTGGCGCTCCGCCTGTGCGTTACAACAAGGACTTCGCCCGCAAGCTGGGTGTGGATGCGGCGTATGTGGACAAGTTCCTTGACTGGGAGGACAACGTAGTCAAGATGCTGGAGATTCCCCACACCTGTACGGACAAGGAGCTACTGATTCACTGCGTAGCTGCCAAGAAGATCATCGACATCTACCGCAGCACAGCACATCCGGTGGTATCATTTTGGGACATGTGCAGCGGCTTGATCGAGTCATCGCTTGCGCAGGGTAGGGAATTCAGGTATAAATGCGTTACGTTCAGGAAGGGCGAGATCGAGTTGCCCAACGGCATGAAGTTGCTGTATCCTGATCTACGCAGAGTTAAAGACGATAAAGGTAGGAGCCAGTGGGTATACGGGCCAGACGCTACCAAGCTGTATGCAGGTAAGATAACGAACAACATCGTGCAGGGTACTGCGCGTATTGTGATGACAGACGGAATGCTGAGGGTGTCCAAGCGATACCCCATAAAAGGCACAGTGCATGACGAGCTTATTGCCGTTGTGCCAAACGCAGAAGTTGATGACGCTAAGACTTGGGTCTTGGCGCAAATGACTATGGAGCCACGGTATATGCCGGGGATTCCATTGAACGCTGACGGTGGCGCTCACCGTAGGTATGGGTTAGCTAAAAACTAGGAGAAGTAATTGATAAACGCAACACGCATTATTGGTATTTTGTACGAGGCGCTTGAGCGTCCGTTTCGCATTGACTCAGATTGGATTGAGCGTGTGATGGACAAGATAAGCCTTGAAGACCCCGAGTTGGTAATCATGCTCAAAGCCAAGGCAGTAGAACTAAGAGACGAACTACAACTCAAACGCAAGGAGCGCTATGACGCAAGTTAAAACACCAATACCAAAGCTACTACGTATCGGTCAAAAGAAGTACTCGGTTGAAATTGTTGAAGCTATGCTGGAGAAAAGCTGGCAGGGTTCAGTATCTTATGTACCCCAGCACATACGAATAGCACGCAGCAGCAACGTATCGGGGCGACCCTTTACCGATCACGAGATGCAAGCTACCTTTTGGCATGAACTCACACACGCAATCTTGCACGACATGGACAGCAACCTGTACAAGAATGAGAAGTTTGTTGCGGAGTTCTCAACCCGATTAGCGCAAGCCGTAAACACAGCGAGGTTCTAAATGAAAGTAGTGTCGTGGAGTCACAGCGCTCTGAAAGATTACGAGGGATGCCCCAAGCGGTATCAAGAGATCAAGGTCTTAAAGAACTTCCCGTTCACTGAGACTGAGGCCACAAGATACGGCAATGAAATCCACAAAGCGTTGGAGCTATACATCCGCGACAACACGCCAGTGCCCGCTGCCTATGCGCAGTTTGTACCCGTGGTCGATGAGCTACTCAAGAAACCCGGACGCAAGCTAGCGGAGCAGCAGATGGCGCTGACCAAGGAGTTAAAACCCTGTGATTGGAAAGCAAAGGATGTGTGGGTGCGGGGCATAGCCGACATGCTTATCATTGACGATGACAACATGACCGCATGGGTGGTGGATTGGAAGACGGGCTCGGACAAATACCCTGACCGCGACCAACTAAAACTCATGTCGGTCATGGTGTTCGCACACTACCCGCACATCCGCAAGGTCAACTCAGCGCTACTGTTTATCGTCAAGGGCAGCATGACCAAGCACAGCATGACATACGATCAAGCTGAATCACACTGGTGGGACTATCGTGAGCGTGCTGCACGCATCGAGCAAGCCCATGAGACAGGCGTGTGGAACGCCAAGCCTTCGCCGTTATGTCCGTGGTGTCCGGCAACCACTTGTGTACATCATCCTAAACATTGAAAGGAATTGTGATGGCAACCCGTGATTACAAAAAGGAATACAAGCAAGACTTGAAGACCGGCAAATCAGGGCCGGACTCAGCCCAACACGAGCGCCAACGTGCGCGGCGTGCATACGATGCCAAGGGAGTTGATCGCACCGGTAAAGACATCGACCACATCAAGCCCTTGCGCAAAGGTGGTAAGTCCACACCGGGCAACTTGAGATTACGTGGTAAGAGCGCCAATCAAGGCGACAACAAATAATTACATGAGAAGCAAATGCAAATCGTAGAAGACAAAGCACTACTGTTTAAAACCCGCAACCCCGAAAAATACAACATCATCCCAAAACACAAAATCATCGCTGAGTACGATGATGGGTGTGAGATTGCTGTTTACTGGGGGTTGGATGAAGTGCGCGTGCTGCGCAACCTTGGGGTCAAGAACGTACCATCACCCATCACAAAACGGTACAACTGGCCGGGCAAGTACAAGCCTATGGCGCATCAGATTGAAACGTCTGCGTTTCTGACGCTGCACCGCAAAGCGTTTGTGTTCTCTGAACCGGGCACGGGCAAGACGCTATCGGCACTTTGGGCTGCGGACTACTTGATGAGCATAGGCAAAGTACGCCGCGTGTTAATCCTATGCCCGCTATCCATCATGCAGTCCGCATGGCTTGGCGACTTAAACAACAGCATCATCCATCGCTCTGCCGTCGTGGCCCACCATGCGCAATCTGCGCGGCGTATTGAAATGGTGCAGGAGAACTACGAGTTCGTGATTGCTAACTACGATGGGCTGAACCTGATCGCTAACGAGATCATTGCTGATGGCCGCTTTGACTTGGTAATCGTGGACGAGGCCAACGCATACAAGACGCAGACTACCCGGCGCTGGAAAGCGCTCAAGGCCATCCTCACGCCGCAAACCAATCTGTGGATGATGACGGGCACGCCCGCTGCGCAGTCGCCGGTTGATGCGTTTGGGCTGGCTAAGCTGGTCAACCCTGATGGTGTGCCGCAGTTCTTTACAGCGTGGCGCGACAAGGTGATGAACAAGATCACGATGTACAAATGGGCACCCAAAAAGGAGGCACAAGACTTGGTGCATGAGGCGCTGCAACCCGCAATACGCTTTACCAAAGAGCAGTGCCTTGACCTGCCCCCAGTGATAACCACTACACGCGAAGTACCCTTGACACCGCAGCAAGCCAAGTACTACAACATGCTCAAAGATCAGATGTTGATCCAAACCGCAGGCGAAACAATCAGCGCGGTCAATGCTGCCGCTGGTGTATCCAAGCTGCTGCAAATATCTTGCGGTGCAGCGTATACCGACGACAAAGAAGTTGTGGAGTTTGACTCTGCCCCACGGCTGGCTGTACTCGACGAGATACTGCAAGAGACAAGCCGCAAGGTCATTATCTTTGCACTGTTTCGCAGCACCATTAACACCATACTGGATTACCTACACAAGAAAGGCTACTCTGCTGAGCCCATACACGGTGATGTACCGCCGACCAAGCGGGCTGATATTATCCGGCGCTTCCAGCATGAGGCCAACCCCCATTTCTTGGTGATGCAGCCGCAGGCTACCGCCCACGGAATTACCCTAACTGCCGCAGATACGGTGGTGTTCTACGGCCCCCTGATGAGCGTGGAGCAGTACATCCAGTGCATTGCTCGCTCTGACCGCAAAGGACAGGACTCAGACAAAGTGACTGTCGTCCACATTGAGGGCTCGCCCATTGAGAAAAAGATGTTCAAAGCGCTCGGTGCAAGGGTAGACGACCATGCGCTATTGACGCAAATGTTCGATACAGAAATTAAATCATGAAAGGAGTTGAAAGACCAAAAAAAGTAGTGTAGACTGTCCAACCTTAGACAAACAAACAGGAGAAGTTAATGTCAGAAGAAGCCATCCCGCTAGATAAACTAGCTCTGATCTACCGAAAAATTCGGGATAAGATTGGTGTGCTAACCAAGGAGTACGACACGCAAGTGGAGGCGCTCAAGGCACAGCAAGATCAGATCAAGTTCGCAATGAAAGACCAGATGAAGGCGCTCGGCGTCAAGTCTGTCCGCACCGATTTGGGTACAGTAACGCTAACCACAAAGACGCGCTACAACACCCAAGACTGGGACTCGTTCAAGGAATTTATCCTTGAGCACAAGTTGGTAGACCTGCTTGAGAAGCGCATTGCGCAACTTAACATGGCCCACTTTCTTGAAGAGAACCCAACCATTGTTCCCCCCGGACTGAACTCAACAACTGAGTTCGATATCACTGTAACTAAACCAACCAAGTAAGGAAAGTAAATGAGCAACTTAGCCATTTTCGGCGGCGCAGCCGTCCCCGCATTCGCTCGTAACAACGAGCTATCTGATACAGCCAAGGCCTTGATGGGCGGCGCAGGTGGTGTAAGCACCAAGCGCATCAGCATTAAAGGCGGCGTGTTTCGCCTAGTCGCTGGCGGCAAGGAAGTCGCATCCATTGATGAGCGCCACTTGGACGTCATCGTGGTCAAGGCAGCACCCAAGGTCAGCCGCGTGTTTTACGCCAAGTCCTACGATGCCGAAGCAATTTCCGGCCCTGACTGCTGGAGCAACGACGGCGAGAAGCCCGACGCAACTGCTGGTAATAAGCAATCCGTGACCTGCATGGCTTGCCCACAGAACGTAGCTGGTTCGGGCCAAGGCAATAGCCGTGCTTGCCGTTACCAACAGCGCTTAGCTGTGGTGTTGGCGAACAACCCTAACGGTGACGTACTCCAGTTGACCCTGCCTGCCACTTCGGTGTTCGGTAAGGAAGAAGGCGACAAGCGCCCCCTGCAAGCCTTTGTGCGTTACTTGGCTGTGCAGAACCCCCCGATCAACCCCGAGCAGATCGTGACCCGCATGAAGTTTGATACCAAGGCTGAGAGCCCCAAGCTTTATTTCTCGCCTATCCGTTGGCTTGAAGAAGACGAGTATGCCGTGGTCAAGAACCAAGCTGAGTCAGAGGACGCCAAGCGTGCTGTGGTCATGACCGTAGCTCAATCGGATAATGTAAAGTCAGCGCCCTTGAAGCTGGAAGGCGCACGGCCTATGGGTGAGTTGAAAAATGAAGAAGATGCCGCCGCTTACGAGCCAATTGCTGCAAAGGCAGCAAAGGCAGCAAAGGCCAAGCCTGTGGAGCCCGAGGCAGAAGCCGAGCCGGAAGTACGCAAGACCCCATCCAAGAGCAACGCTGTGCCTGCTGCCAAAGGTAACTTAGCCAGCATTGTGTCTGACTGGGACGACGAGTAATAGCCATGTCTGAACGAATGGAAAACGCTATGGATCTTGCCAACAAATGTTGGAAGAAAGCATTTGACGTAGCGCCGGAGTTTGTTGCAGGCTATTTATCCACCGCCGAGCAACTGCTGATTGAAAAACCAGAAGTGCTTGGCGATGAGTTTAAGGAGTACTGTACTACGTGCAAGGTCTACCGCCCCGCAGCGTTGCATCCCAATGTATGGGTGTCCGGTGTAAGGGCGCTCAAGACTTTGGGCTGGATTCACCCTATAGAAAAGGTTGAGCCTACCAAGGCGCACAATCACATGCCTGCCGTCACAAAATGGAAAAGCATGCTGTACGGGAAATATTTAGACTAACTCACAGGGGCTTCGGCCCCTGTCAATACTATGGCCTACTCACAAAGCACCAAAGACTTAATTGCACAGTCTCCGCGCACTCCGGGCAATACGCTTGGGCGCTGGGCCGTGCATCTTGAGTTCCCTGTGACAAAACTAGCCTACGCCCTTGGTGTAACTCGGCAGACTGTTTATAACTGGTTTGCCGGGGGCGAAGTATTTGTCGCCTATCAACAACGCGTTGAACTGATGACTTCCATCATGTCAACATCCCAAACTGCCGACGAAGCATGGAGAAGAATATGCACAGCCTACAACCTCAATCCCTGACGAATTTCGAACTGGAGCGTCTTGCATACATCACGGGGCACGACAAACTACCGCCAAACTGGGTAGCTGAAATCCTACGCCGCACTGAAAAGGATTGGAAAACCGAACAAGCTCACAACCCCGCACAGCTAGAACTCGACCTGTCTTAACCATTTCCCAAGGATACCTATGGAACCGCTTGAGTTTCTAGCGGAGGTACTGCCGCCCCCGGGAAATGGTAAGTACTGTGTTGTTGAACTAACAAAAAACAAGGAGCATTTTTATGTAGACACACTGGAGCAAGCGCAGCCAAAGATAGACGCATGGAAACAGCGAGGGCTGGACGTCTACTTTGCGCTGGGGACTTTTGGGGATTTGAAGCGCCGCATTGCAACCAATGTGCGGATGGTTCGCTGCATTGCAGTGGACGTAGACTGCAACCACCCCAAGGACATCCCCGACTCAACGGGTGTCGTTTCCCCCAGAGCGTACCCATCGGCCAAAGCGGCTGCTCAAGCAATCATGCAGTTTGCCGAAGAGGTTGGGCTGTCAGGGTTGGGCGACCCTTGGCTGGTGGCATCGGGCGGCGGAGTACACGCATACTGGCCGTTCAAAGAAGCCGTGGATATCAACGAGTGGAAACCTGTAGCCGAGGGGTTCAAGCGCCTGTGCTTTCAAAAGAAGCTGGACATTGACCAAACGATTACGGCAGACGCATCAAGGGTACTGCGCGTCTTTGATACGGTTAACAACGGCATCAAAAACAATAGGCAAGTGCGCGAAGTCACCGACGTTAAGTTTAAAAATGCTGGCGACCACTTTGACTTTGAGGACATCCGAGCGCTGGTGGAGCGCAACCTTATCGGCACGGCCTACGAAGTCAAAGCCCCCAAGGGCGGCGATGGCGGCACTGCGCTAGCGCTGCCGGGTAAGAGGCCAAGCCAAGAAGCAACGACGATAAAGCTATTTGAAAATACATCGACAAAGTTTGAGAATATTTACAGGGCCACCAAGGCTGGGCGGGGCTGCGATCAACTTCGATACTACGCTGAGCATGCGTCTGAGGATGGCATGGAGCCGCTATGGCGGGCGCATCTGAGCATTGCCCAAAAGTGTGACGACGGCTCCAAGGCGGCGATATGGCTGAGCAAACTGCATCCGTACGACGAAGACCGGATGCACAGGAAGCTAGCCGAGATCAAAGGCCCGTACCCCTGCACCAAGTTTGACTCCGAGAACCCCGGCGT